TCATGTTTACTCCAAGGTTTCTCCATTTGATTATCTTCTAAGTAATACCAAGTGTTCTTACCTGGTACGTTATGTGTCTTCACCTTATCTCCAAGATACTTCTGAACATGTGATACACCGTATCTTGCTGCTCTTTCTCCTGAAGCTAGGTCTTTCTCTTTCAATGCAGTTCGAGCCAATAACTCTAGCTCTTGTCTTGTATAGAACTTATACGAACTCATTGCTCCAGCTATAACTCTAGCTATCTCTACTTCATCAGGACTGTCTTGTGCATCCACAGTTCTAAAGAAGCCACGCTCAAAGTCAAAGTAAGCTAGATGTTGATCAGGCTCTCTCGCGTTTCTTGCCTCATAAAACAATGAGACGTTAGGCTTTGTACCTGACAGCTTGATACCTGAATCCATCCAACCAGCAAAGGCACTACCACCACGAGCAGACATGAACGACAGATCGTCTGCCCTTTCCTTACCTGTGTGGTGAGCAATGATCACTGCTACTTTGAATAGTTCTATCAACTTATCTATCCTAGATAACATCTCATGGATCTCTGAGTTAGAGTTCTCTTCACCACTAAAGAAGTTAATAATAGGATCAATCATAACCAAGTCAGGCTTATGATACTCAATACTCTCAGCTATGGCATCCATGTCACCATCTCTCATGATGTTCTTTCTGAGTCTGCCAGATGCTATCAGGTTTGATTTACCCAAGTTGTATAGCTCCGGGTCATGATGAAAAGGCTTGTAATACATCTCTATTCTTTTCTTTAAGAACTCATGAATGATCTCTGCCTGTAGCCACATAACCTTTAGAGGTCTAGAGAACTGTGTCCCCATAAACTCTGTACCTGTTGTGGCAGAAGCAGCGAATGCTCCTAGCCAATGTGACTTACCTATCTTAGGTTTACCTAGTAGTAAGACTCTTGATTGTTCAAATACAAATGCATCCCCCCAAAACTGTTCGATGCGACTTGAGTCCATCGTATCCCAGAAAGGATCATTGAAAGACTTTAAACCTAATGGATCCTTCTCAACTGTGACTTGACTCTTCTGTTGGTCAATTGGATCTTCTTGATCCATGATCTCTTTGAGTTCATCTGCTAATGGTATCTGCCATTGGCTTGTGTTCCATTTCAATATGCCTATGTCTGAGTCTTCTTGGTTTCTTTTTAAGTGGCCTGTACAAATACTATTGGCGGTATGTAATACCTCTTGCACACTCATAGGTGGGTTGTTGGTTTGATTCCAGTCCAATGCTTTGATGATGACTTCTCGCATGCCCCATCCTTCCAGGATCCACTTGCCTACCAATCGTGCAAGCATGTCATTACGCATCCCAGATTGCACACCATCTAATGACAGAGGTGTCTTGTTATCTAGACTGATCTTGCCATCGTTGTTGAAGTCATAGATGACATTCATATCCTGACTGTTGAGTACAGGGAGATCATCCATTGAATCAATGATCACATCATCGACAGTTTCAAACATATACTTATTAGAAGGACTGACCATGACGTAGCCACCCTCTCCTCTGATATCTAGTCTGCCTGTTGTGTTTCGTATAGTAAGGTTGGGATTGATTGCGTAGAAGTAATGATAGCCACCACGAGGAGTCTTCTGTTTGAGCGTGGTTCTTGTGATCTTACCTGACTCTACAAAGTCACAAGCTTCTTGTGAGTCTGCATCTAATACAACAAAGGTGATGCCTGTCACCACCGCCCAATTACATTTGGGGAACTGTCTGTACCAATTGCCTATGTCACCTTTACTAGGTTGTCTTGTGATGTAGTCAGACCATTTGACTCTTGGTGTCTTTGACCAGCGTTTAATTAATATGTCTTCTTCTTCGTTGGGATGTCTTGCTTTGAAGTAATCTGGGATTACATCATCTCTAGAGCCACAAGGTATTAGATGAAAGTTGTTTTCATAATATGAAACCAACATATCTTTGCGTGACTTAGCATCGATCTCGTCTCCAACAAGATTGAATTGTAAATCGAGAGACATGTTATCCCTCTACTGGTCCGTATATGCCTTCCCAATCTAAGGCATGCCCGGTTAACTTGATAAGTTTCTTTGCCTGATTTACGGAGGGTTGTCTGCTACCGTATCTCCAAGATCTAATGGTATCAATCGATACACCTAGCTCTTTGGATAAAGGTTCTTCGCCCCTCTTCTCAATATAGTTTTTTAAATTCATGTCTCTCCTGTCTTAATAAGGTGACACGCTTCAAACTATGTAAATACTATGGGTGACAAAGTACTGTTGAAACGTGTCGATTTAGATAATAAATGTTTACAGACAAAATGTAAAGTAATCTCTTGACAACAAATTAAATCTGTCTAAGATAGAGTTATTAAAAGTTTGGAGACTGATAATGAAAATGAAAAACCTAAGTGAATTCTGCCTTGCAGATTTGTTAAAAGAAAAGAAAAAGAATTTAACAATGCAAGCTGATTTAAAAAAAGCCAGTGCAGAACTGGACAACGAAATTGCTTCTCGTCCTGAGATACAAAAGCATATTAAGAAACTTTCTAATACTGGTGGATCTACCAGAGTCCCTTTGGATAATCTAATTCCATTGGACATCAGGTTGCAATACAAGATCACTAGATCCTGGGACCAAGAGTTCCTATCTAAAGTAAAGAAAGACATCCCTAAGAATCTATTCCCATTCAAGACACACTACGTTGAAGATACGGCCTTTTCTAAAAAGGTTATGGAAGAGAATCAAGATGTATACGACAAGATACAAGAGGGATTACAAACCAAGATCAATGAAAGACCTTACATACAATTCATAGATCCATTGAAGGGAGATAAGAAATGAGTTTATTAGATACAGTAGAAACAGGAATCAAAGTGCCAACATTAAAGATCAACGTGTCCGGGACTAACGGCATAGGTAAAAGTACCTTTGCTTCACAAGCACCTAGACCAATATTTATTAAGACAGAGGATGGAACAAACTTTATTGATGTACCATCTTTCCCCTTATGTAAAAGCTATGACGATGTATTGAAACAAGTCTCTACATTGTTACATGAAGAACACGATTACAAGACCTTAGTCTTTGATACAACTGATTGGGCTGAGAAACTTATACAACAAAAAGTTTGTCAGAATCATTCAGTCAAATCAATAGAGGCTTTAGGTTTTGGTAAAGGATACACAGAGGCAGCAGAGCTATATCGTTCACTGCTGGCAATGTTTGATGACATTGGAAGTAAGAGAAAGATGAACATCGTCTTGCTATCACATGTATCTATAAGAACTTTTAACGATCCTGAGAGAGAACCTTATGATCGTTGGGAATTGAATCTACACAAGAAGGTATCAGCAATGGTAAAAGAATGGGTGGATTTTAATCTGTTTGCGAACTACGAAGTTACAACTCGTACTAGTGGACAGGGCTTTAAAGAAATAACCAGAGGCGTGTCTTACGGCAAGCGGAAGTTGTTTCATAAATATGCAGCCTCGTTTGATGCTAAGTCTAGAGTTGATTTGGGTAACCTCCCATTAGAACTAGAATGGAGTGCCTTCATGACTGCTTTAAAAGAATCATTAAAATCTAAAACAGGAGTAAAAAAATGAGTGATTTTGAAATTAATTTAACTGACGTAGAAGAACTTGATACGAGTTCAATAGGTCCCATGCCAGCCGGTGATTATGAAATGGTTGGTCAAACCTGGGAAGCCAAGAAGAGTAAGGCCAACAATCATAGGATGATCAATATAACTTTTGAAGTTGTTGGTCCTCAGTATGCTGGCAGAAAAGTTTGGGAGAACTTTATGCTTGAAGGTAACGGCTTGAACGTATCTAAAAGCAAGATCCGTAACTGGAGAAAAGCTATGGGATTAGATCCTGATGTAGAGAACTTCAACCTTGAAGCTCTTGAGACCATGATGAACGTGCCTTTCGATGCCTCTCTTAGAATAGAAGAGGGCAGAGATAAGGGTGATGGAACTAAATGGGATGACAAGAATGTTATCGCTAAGTTCAATCCTAAAGGTGAATCTACACCAGCACCTCAGAAACTAACACCTGTCCCGGAAGCACCTGTCGAAGCTGTCGCATCTACTGATGACGATGACGATGGGTTTGATTGGGACAAGTAAAAGAATTTCATCGCAGAGTTACATTAACAGGTCAACTTTGTTAGGAGAGAGGGACTCTGTGATGAGATAACCGAGCGAGTAGCTGATGCTCTCAATGACCTGAGTAATGCTTCGCTACTCCTCGCCTTCATTATTATAACGTATATGATAATGTGTTAATAATACACAAGGAAAAACATGGAAGAAAATTTTATAAAACTCTTAGATAAGAGAACATCAGATCTAGTGATGCAAGACCTAGCCAATTGTATTGATGGCTGGAGCAAGCTTGAGATGGATTCTGAAACCACAGTCGTTACGCTTTTACAGTTCACTGTAGAGCTAATACTAAGACACTCAGACAATACCTTTGATGCTATGGGTCTTATATCCGGGGTGATTCTAGAAAAACTAGAAAACAATGAGATTGACCAGGATCTTATGCAAGCCTTCTTTGACTTCAATGAATCACAGAATAGTTCAGTTCATTAATGAAACTAAGATACTACCAAAGGGATGCAATAGATTCCCTACACCATTGGTTTGAAACCAAACCATCTAACGAACATGCTTTAATTGCATTACCCACCGCAGCCGGGAAGACGATTATCTTCTCTCACTTTATTAAAGAAGTGTTGGCTAAAGATCCTGGAGCTAGGTTTATTGTCTTAGCCCACAGAAAAGAATTAGTAGATCAAGCAGAAAAGAAACTTAAGTCTGTATGGCCTGATGCCCCGGTTGGAGTATTAGCAGCTGGACTGAAACGCTTTGAGCATGATGCACAGATATTGATAGCCAGCAGAGATACATTGGCTTCACCCAAAAGACTAGCCAAGGTTGGCAAGTTTGACTACATGATTATAGATGAGGCACACAACGTACCGCCTACATCACACACCAGGTATCAAAAGATTATTACTGAGTTATCTGATCGTGGAGACATGAAGGTTATGGGTTGTACTGCAACACCATACAGAATGGGTCAAGGATACATATACGGCAAGCGTAAGGATCATTTCTTTAGAGGTCTAGCCTATACCGTATCTATCCCAGAATTGATCAGAGAGGGCTTCTTATGTAGGCTCTCTGCCTATGCCGTAAACGACAAGGCTATCATTGATGCTGGATCTGTCAGCTTGAAGTTTAAGAATGGAGACTTCAGAGAGAAAGAACTAGAAGAAGTGGCTATGGTAGATGAGACCATAGTAGAAGTGGTAAGTGATTGGATTGATAACGCTTACACCAAAGGCAGAACGGCAACAGTATTCTTCTGTGTATCAGTCTTACATGCTGAGAAGATGACACAGTATCTAAAGCAGTATGGTATCAGCTCCGCTGTTATTACCGGGGAGACACCTAGCAAGGAACGTAGTCAAACACTAGCTGACTTTGAGTCTGGCAAGATCCATGCGCTTTGTAACGTTGGTGTCCTGACAGAAGGATGGGATGCCCCCAGAACAGACTGCATAGCATTACTTAGACCAACACAAAGCGTAGGACTGTACGTGCAGATGTGCGGTAGAGGGATGAGGATCCACGAAGATAAGAGCAACTGCTTGCTTCTAGACTATGGAGAGAACGTTGCTAGACATGGATGCTTGGATGAAGTCTCGCCCGGAGCTACTGAAAATAGATACCATCCTAAGATATGTGCATCTTGTAATACGATCAACTCACCATCAGCTAAAGAATGTATTGAATGCGGACAAGTCTTTGAGGCAAAACAAACTAAGTCTCTGTGGACTAAGAAAGAAAGAGAGGTGGCCAGAAGAACCAAAGCAGAGAAACAAGCTGTACTTTCAGATGAGAGGGCTAAGTCTAAGCCAGTCTTCAAACCTGTTACAGATATCTATGCTACGGTTACTAAGTCTAAGAACGGCAGTGATTACTGTCAGGTGATCTTTACAGTAGGCAATGAGTTCTTTCCTAAGAAGATGCCACTTATGTTTGGACACCCTACCGCACACAACATGGCGGTGCGTAAATGGAAGAAGATTACCAATGAATGGGGATCTCCCAAGCAAGCCTGGATGGCTGCCGAATTAATAAACAATGGAGCCTTTGACTCTATATCTGAGATAGCTGTACAAAAACAAGGTCAGTATGAGAATGTCATTGGTATCAGAAACAAAAAGAATGAGAGAATAAAGTTATGACAATCGTTCATGAACTACTAGATCAAGTTGAATTAGATGAAGAACAGTACCAAAGATTCTACCTAGGTATCAGTGGCATTGGTAATCCTAACCAGCGTTTAGTCTGGATGCGTTACCGTTGGTTGATGCCAAATGATTGGGAGCCTAGAGTCCTACGTCTATTAGACCTAGGTAACGTAGTAGAAGATGATCTTATTAAGAAGCTTAGAAAGATACCTGGTGCTTCGATCTATGACGTAGATAAGAACGGTAAGCAGTTTGAAACTAAAGCCCTAGGAGGGCACGTTAAAGGCCATATAGATGGTGTAGCAAGTAACCTTCCGGGACTAGACCAAGACAACCCATATCTATTAGAGTTCAAGACAGCTAACGACAATCGCTTTAAGAACCTAAATAAGATAGGAAGCTATTGTGAATGGTCCGATGAGTACGCTGCTCAGTTACATTTATACATGGGCTTCTTTAAGTTTAAACATGCCATAGCCATCGTCTACAACAAGAACAACTCAGACTTATATACTGAGATCGTAGAGTTTGATAAGGATCTCTTTGATGCTTTGATTGAGAAAGCTAAGAACGTTCTGCTATCTGAGTCACCACCAGAGAACTACATACCTGAGACTGACTATCGCATCCGCAGTTACATGACCCCGGCTCAACAAGCTTCTTACTTGGGTAGAGCATTGCCCGGAAAGATCCACTGTCGCTCATGTCGGTTCGCAAAAGTAGATATAGATAAGAAAGATGCTCACTGGCATTGCACTCAGCACGATAAGAAGATCAGCACAGACCGTCAGACTAAAGGATGCAATCGTCACAATTACATTCCAGAACTAATACCGGCTACGCTTGTAGAACAAGATGCAGACATCGTTGTGTATGAGAAGGACGGCTTTAGATTCGTTAACGTACCAGCCAACAAACACTCTGAGGACAATAACTTTTATTCTAGTGAAGAACTAATACAAGTGGTCAACTCCGGGTTCCCTATGGATATACTGAAGAAAGCTGAGTGGATTAAGAAATGCCTACAAGGAACGATAGTAAAGATTAAGCCTTGGGTTGAGACGGGAGTTCCGTTTTAGTTATCTGTAGCTCGCACCTTGGATTGTCCTTGTCCACACCACCAAAAATATACACCACTTGTTTGACTTGATTGAAGCTGTCATCCTCCAGGATCTTAGCTTTGACCAAAGCATCACACGCAAACTTATCTATGATGGAACAAGGGTTACTTATATCTAGTCTTCTGTTGCTTCTAGCATAGTAGGTGTAGGTTAGAGTTACCGGCTCAGAGAAACTATCAAAGCCCTCTAGCCTAGGTACAAGGTTATCCGAATAAATTCTTTTAGCTGTAGATAATACCCGGTAATGAGCGTTGCGATAGTTGTTGAGGTTGAGAATGAACTTCTTATTTTTTGAGTAGAAGACTTCTAGTGGTAGATCTATTTCCAAGCTTAAGGTGTTCCTGTAAGAATTTTATTCAGCTCCTCCTGTCT